CTACAATGGGCAATTTGCCCACTACCGCTTCGATATGATCCTTCATAAAAGAAGCGGTTCTCCAGTAACCATTCAAATAAAACTGGTTACAAGTGGCGATGGAAGATAATATGCGTGATGTATCCGCCCTGTTACTGGGAAGAACCCTCCTTATATAGACAGGCGTTATGCTCTGTCCACGGAAGGCATCCATTCCACAAGACTCTCTGAAATTACTATTCCAGAAGGACTTGTGAGAGTTGACCTTGCAATAATAATCTGCTAAGGTCTCAGTAACAGCAGTAACCACGCCTGTGGGGACAAATATATCATCCCCATAAACGTATACTTTACGGGACAGTACTTTTAAGTTCCGCAAAGTCACAGGCAGCTGGTGCTCAACGACAAGAGACGTCAGTACGACTGTAAAGAAGTACATGGCCTCTATCGGGAAGCACACTGCAGATCCCATGGACGCAAACTTCATTAAGCGAATGGTTTCGCCGTCTGGGGTTCGCGCCTCCAAGCTTCGACATGCTAGCAGGGCATCTTTTAATAAAGGACACCCTGAGAGCATAAGCTTAACTAGTGACAAAGGTACTCTGTCACTAGCTTCAGACATATCGAGAGATGCAAAATCTCGACTGACTGAGGAGTCTATAGCCAAATTCTGGTTTACGCTTTGGTCACGGAAATTTATGTGACCTCGTGTTAATCCAGAATTCTCTAGCTTGCTAATAATATAGCGAGCTAGAGCCTGCTGTGCATATTGCATACAGACAGGTTCTATGGCTATAATCCGTGGTGCTTTTTGGGTCTTGGGGACAGTAATTACCCTTACGGGTCGTTCTTCCCCAATCGGAACCATCCTTACCGAGTCTAGCCCATAAATAGGATCATCAACCTGGTTTATATTAACCATGGCGAATGAATCCAATGGGAAGAAAGGTTGTAACCTTTCGTGCCAGATTCGATGAACGTATTTCTGATTATACATAATACGTTCTTCAGTAGATCCCGGACCATGTTTGGGAATAGTGTCAAAGGAATTAAAATCCTCGAACATATTCCCCCAGATCAAGTGCGAAATTTCTATAAACGTCGCTACCGTGTCTGGTACATGACCACTTGAAAGCAACTGCTCCACATCCTTGTAACCCTTAACAGCCCGCATCACCCTTTTGGGTGTACACGGGAATTCTATCTTCTTAAACATCAGGCAAAATTGCCTAAGACATTTAATTGATAGTACGTCAGGGTCAGGCAGGACATGACCTGTGGCGACATCAAAAATGAGACTAGTGAAACCTCGCAGAAACGCGGGGAGACACTTCGAAAACTTCCATCCATGGAAGTTTCGATGAGTCACCATACCTTCTTCAAGGGATCTTTCGATCCCCTGCATGAAGTTTGGCAGGGTAATCGTTATGAACGACAGCCCTTCATTTTTGATACGAGACCTCATAGTAGCGAGATCTCGATCAAGGTCGACTTGATTGGTTACACCTAGGGCGAGTGCATCCAAAAGAATGCACTCGCCGAGAGAGGAAAGCTCATCATGGCTTTTCATGTCTCCTCCTACTGGAGGTGAGGCAATCCAGCCATGCCCGCAGAGAGGGAAACCAACCCCTCTTCGCTAGAGTAACCCTACTTAACCACGGATAATTGTGGTTTCGTAGTTGCCGGCGGTGGTTCTCCCTCAGGTTCGAGAGATAAATACCGTCCGACGTGATACCAGTTGCCAGTAGCCAGACGATGAAGGAAGATCTCCTGGTTTAAAGAAACTAGGAGTTCCTTGTCATCTATGACACAGTAGCGAGCTGTATGCTCTTTAGAGGGCATTATCTCGACTAACTGCTTGAGGACATCTTCAACCTCATGTAAGAGGTTTATGATTGTCCTCACGTCATAATAGGTAGGCCGATACACGGTTTTCCTATCTCCTGGCTCCATTCTTAGCTCTCCCCGCCCAGTAGCTTAGCAATATTTGCTGAACTAAGCCAGGCAATGAGAGCATCGGCGAGATAATCCAAATCATCATCGTCAAACCCAAAATCGGGTTCATCGATGACGACGTAGATTCCTGCCCGCTGGGATTTATTCTCAGCGGTCAGAGGGTCGGCAGCGATAACGGTTTGGTCCAAACGGGCCATCCGGCGCTTTCTCCCCTTAGCAGTCAGATGCGAAATACGCAACTGAACAGTCTCGTCCGCTGAACGGTACGTTGCGTCCGAAGTACCAATCGAGACGCGCGGCAACGATACTGGTACCGCATTAATGGTTACTGATTGCGGGTCTGCAAACATGGCAGCCTCCTCTCTAGTGTTGAAAGGTTGTTTCGGCAAAATTGCCGAAGCCACTACCCTAGCCGACTTATACCAAGAGCGGCGAGGATAGCAACTTGGTAAGGGCTAAATTCAGCCCAATCCAAATTAAAACCGAAAGGTGATGCCTCTACCCTTGACTTGGATTCTCCAGTAGTCAGGGCTTCTGTCCGAACACGCCCAATAACAGGATACGTCCACTCAGTTTTATAGTGGACAGTACTTTTCCTGTGTTTCATAATATAGGCGTATTTGGCCACGAGGTTGTCATAGCATTGTGCAGAGAAATTCGACATATTGTCACCAACATTGCCGAACCAATCTGCCAACCATGACCATGGTGTTAGCTCCCAACAAAGCGATGGAGTCAGCTCTAAGCCATATAAATGGCGTAAGAGCCTAGAGTTAATTACATCAGTAGCTGGATCGGTTTCCAGGTTCCTGATGTAAAACTTCCATCTGGCTTCGAACCACACACGCGTCGACGTTGTCGTCGTAATCGTGGTGTCTGGCCATTTTGCCTTGTTGGATGACGTGGGAGGACTGTTGTTATAAAAATACGTAGGCAATGTAGGGGTTTGACCCCACCACGCGTACGAAACAACAGTATCCTTCTCACTGGGAAAGGACCCCCTCCGCGTAATCCACTTATTATTGTTCTTACGAACAAAGCGGACGATGCGGTCGACCTTTTGGATGGATTCATACCATTTAATAAGGTCTGAAATAAAGGGTCGCCAGCCGAAAACGGCGTTCAAGTAATTCCCTCCCATGTCCTTAAAGGACTTAAGACGGAACTTGAACATGGATTTAAAATCTCTAAGCTCAGCAAAAAACTGGCCGAGATCAACCATTGGCTTAACTGGGCGGAAACGGTTCCACGCAGTTGGTCCTAGACTCTCCGCGCTCCAATTAGACTCAGTATTAAAGTCTAACCATAGGGCATTGAGGTTCGAAGGAAAAGGTTGGGCAAATTTCCCGATGTACCGATACCGTTTGGTAACGGTCTCTTTGTAGTCATAAAGACTACTATGATAAAGCTCATTTTGGGCTTTAACGATACAAAGGGGCCCTCCTTCCTTATAGGGTGGTCCGGAATGTAATTCATCCGCACACGCCCAATGTCGTTTGTACAACCAATTGGTGTAAGCTGGCCAATACTTAGTACTAACCAGCACATCATTGTAGTACACTCGACCGATTACCTCGACGGGATAGTATTCCATCCCTGTATCCCTAAAACGCGGGGTTCCCATAACACTACATCACCTCCTTCACAAAATAGTGAACCAGCCAATCAATCGACCGGCGGCGGAAAGAAAGGGGTCCTGGATAAAACCAG